CGCTTGCAATAACGCGCCATCGTTTCTACAACGGCCGCACAAAATGGTGTCGAGAATACAGACAAAGCATTTATTGCGCGGGGTTTTTTGCCAAAGCCTAACGTTTCGTTGCTTTTCAACATTACGCGGCGCACGTTGAGATGATTGCCAGAACGTCTAACTTCCTCTACAGCTGCTTCATACAAGGCTCTTTTCGCAGAACCGGCCATATATTCTTCGGCGGTGATCTCTAGAGGCATGTGGTGGAAGTGTTCTTGGATCGTTTGCCAGCCCGGACGCCAACTTTCTTCTTCATATTCTTCGAGAGCAGTCGGCTTAAGTTGCCGGTGGACCAATGCGACGAAAAAGTTGCGCTCACATCGTGCAGGCAAATGCAAAAGTCCGCTGGTGATCAAGACTGGATAAATGCTGTGCAAAGGATCGTGGGGTGTCGAGCGAGGTAGGAGTTTCTCAACCGTGGCTAAATCAGTCGGCCGCTTACCTTCCGTCAACTTCAAACTACCTTCTATCGGGACATTCAACGAATGTTGGCTCACGGTTGCTGGTACACCTTCATTGAGCGGCAAATATTCGACCATTCCCATTGACGGACATTCATACTGCTCGGCGTGAAGGCGACAGGCGCGGAAGTGGTCGTATTCGGGGCAATGCGTGTTGTATGAATCGATGCGGGCCACCAACTCGAAAGGCAGCCAGCGCATAGCAGCAGAAAAAAGCGAGCTCGACGGTATCGGCGGTGGTGGCGGAGCTTCAAATGTCGATTGTTCACGCTTTGCGGCAAGAATGGCGATATCCAGGTCTAAACAATCAATCTCACGTTGTCTCTCTATGAGGCGCGACACTTCATGGTTATAAATGTAATGTAACCCTACCATGCTGACGAGTGCAGGCCAATACAATTCAGGTTCCAGGTCGCGTGACAACCACACAAACACGTACGAAAACACGTGGATGGCAGCGGACGCCACGGAAAGTCTTGAACAGAAGAATTCATAGAGCGGGACCACCAAATAAAGGGGCCCACTAGCCAACAACACTGTCTCACTCAAAA